TCCATAGTCTTCCTGGATCATCCACCTGAACGAAATTTGCTATAAAAAAATTTTTAACTTCCTCGTCATTTTTTTGACGAGAAAGTTTTTCATACCAGTACTTATCCTTTCTCTTATTAAATGCTTCTAATGATGCTCTAGTTTTACCTGCATATTTAATATAATCATAATTTGGTTTGCTGAAATGATTCTTCAAAGATAGGTAAGTCCTATAAACATCAAATGGGGTCATATCAAAAGTTTTGCTCTGGAAGTTCTCTTAAGAAAGTTCAAATTAATAGCATCACACTTCAATTTTTCTTTCAAAGGTTTGCTAATCAATTTAGATACTGATTCAATTTCTAAATTGTTAATTTCACAATAATGAACTATAGCATCAATATAGTTCATATCATCATTTATCTTTACAATCTCCTCAATAATTTTTGAGAACTTTGCTTGGCATAAAAATTTTGATTGCAATGCTGATTCTAATTTACTTTCCATATTCCTGTAGTTTAGAGGTTATAAAATCCTTAATGTAGTTTGACAATAGTTTAATGTATTTTGCTTTATCATATTCTTCATAAACAACGCATTCACCATCTTCACAAGTCATTAGAACCACAAGTTTCTTAACTGCGATTCCAGTGAGTTCATAAAACATACAAGCATATGCTGCTGCCTGAACGAAGTAGTGCTCGATCCACTCCCTAGGTTTTTCCTTTTTAGAAGTCTTGAAGTCAATTACTGAAAGTTCTCCATTATACTCAGCAATACAATCTACAGTTCCAGCAATTCCTAGAACCTTACTATACAAAGAACTTTCAAGAGCATAGATATTATTTATCTTATCTAACTCGGGTTTGATAATCTTAAATAAATGTTTCGAGATTAATTGAACCTCTGGAAGATCTTTATTCAGGAGGTGATTTTCAACTAATGTATGAAGATCAGTTCCTCTACTTGTTGCTGCTTTATTGACTCGATTTGCCTCTTCTTCTCCGACTCGTTTTCTCCAGTCTTCAAAGATGTGTCGATTGTGATAACTTGTGACTGAAGTAATGGATGCAAACTTATGAACTCCATCTTCATCTAGGATTTTATAATATCTAACCCCATCAATAGTCTCCCTCTCAAGTTGAGGGAGACTTACATTACAATGATTAAACATTAGAACCCTGCTGCCATTTTATTTACAATATAAGACTTGACCAGACCAGATCTTACAATATCATCAACACCGAATTCAATTGATTCAAATTCAGGCATTCTTTGGATGATTTTCATAAAGTCTAGAATACCATTCCTTTCATTAGTCTTGGTAAGATCAGTTTGAGTTGCATCACCACAGAAAACAATTCTGGAGTTATCACCAACCCTAGTAATTATACTATCAAGTTCATGGAAGTTCAAGTTTTGTGCTTCATCAACAATGATAATTGAATTGTCTAAAGTTGTACCTCTGATAAAAGATGTACTCCAGAAAGTAATTGTTTCTTGCTGCTTCAGATTACCATAGAGCATTTCAAATGAAGCATCATCTGGCATCTCAAACATATACTTTACCATATTCTTATAAGGAATTTGATAAAGTGCAGATTTATCATCATGGTCTCCAGGAAGGAAACCAATCTCCCTAGTGGCAACTAGAGATCTCACAATCACAATCTTTTGATATGGAGTAATCTCACTGAGAACATCTTTGAGTGCTAGGTAAAGAGCACAGAATGTTTTACCTGTTCCAGCACATCCATACACAAACAAATGTTTATCTGAATTGTAGGCATCAAAAAGTTTAGTTTGATTTTGTGTTACTGGATTAATATCACAAAGGAAATCTGTATTGATTGGTTTCCTTCTCTTCATTTGCTTTGCGGTCATGCCAATTCCAATTGGCTGCAAATCATTGTTTCTTCTTTTTCTTGCCATTAGAGTTTCTTTACACGGGAACCTGGAGCTTTACTTGCACGATCCAAAACATCATTCCATCCTGGATTTCTGCTGATTAGTTTGTTTCTCCAATCACCAGTCTCTCCAGGACTTGCACAACCTTCAGACCAATCTCTTTTCCATTCGGGATTGTCTTTGTACCATTGAGTGATCTCATGAACACTCATCTCAACTTCTTTCTTTTCTCCAGTTTCTACATGAATAACAGGATAAATTGCCATAAGTTATGAAATCAATATATTTTATTTAGACCCACTCAAGAGCCTTTGCAGCATCTGGGAATTGTTGATTGAAGATTTCTCTACACCCTTCAGCAATCTCCATATGTTCTTTCTGGGTTCCATGGGCAGAACGAAGATTGATATAATGTATCCAAGACCTACAAGAACCAGTCATATAAATCCTGGTTGGAGTTGCAAGGGGAAGAATAAATCTAGCACATTCTTTTGCTACTCCTTGAGAAAGAAGTCTGTTGTAAATTGCCTGACCTTTAATAAAGTATTCTTGAATTTCACTTTGAAGTGTGAGTTTCAGATAACCATCTAGATCATCAGTAGAATTCTGACGATTTTTGGTATCCTGTCTACGAAGTTCAGGAACTTTTGCTACATCTGATAGAAGGTTGGTATCAGCATACCTCTGTGAAAATTCCTGGAAGGTGAATGATCTGTGACGAAGCACTTGAGCTGCAATACCTCTGGTAGTATTAATCTCAAGTGTCATAAAAGCATGTTCAAAGATACTCCAGTGCTCATGCTTGATGCAATACTTAAGAAGACCAGCAGAAGTATCAAAATTTAATTGATTGCTTGGATTACTAACTCTGGCAATATATGAAATTACTTCTTGTGCATTTGCATTGATAAGTTCTCCAGCACCTTGAGTGATTGAAATTAGTTTAATCATTTACCAAATCCCCTATAGTCCATTCTTTTTGCTAGTTTAATCTGTTTCTCAATGTTCTCCAATTGAGATTTCATATAATTTAATTCTTCTTCTGAATAAAGATTAGGTTTTTGTTCCACTGCTTCCTTAAGCAGTCTCATCATCTTTTTAATTCTCATCTAGATACACTTCATCGTAATCGTTATTATCATATGGAGTAGTGAACTTTACATACTCCATTTTAGTCGGTTCTTCTTTTGAAATTTCTTCCTTCAAACATCTGACAAGACATTCCATATTGTTGACGATGAGTTTGATTTTTTCTACATCCATATGTTGAATAGTGTTTCCCGAATTTTACACAAAAAAAGAGGGGAAGTCAAGTCCCCCTCTGAATTATCAAGCAACTTGAGGTTGCTTTGCCATATTAATTTGTGCGATCTTAAGAAGTTTTTCCTTTCTATCCTTATTCTTAAGATATCTAACAAAATAAGTATTCACTTTGCAACCTCCTGATTATTACAGGGACGGTAAGAAACTCCACGATATGTATTTTGTGGATGTGCTGGTGAATGTGTTTGTGAATACCACTTACGATATTCTTCCTTTGGGACATCAGTATTATACTGACATCCTCTATAAGTTGCTTTAGACATTAGGGTGCTCCTTTACTATTGTAAAAGTGCGTTCCTTCGGTTTCCCTACTTCCGTTTGCTATTTGCGAATAGCAAATGAACGTGTTATATCTATAAGAATACTTTTGTAAAATCGGATACAGTTTTAATCTCTTTGTCTCCAGTCATCTGGTTTATCCCCAGAAAAGAAATCAATAATGTCATCAACTCCACCAAATCTATTCTTATGATTTGAGGGATCTGGATCTCCTAAATCAAGTTGATTTAAAAAATCATCCATACTTCCCTCTTGCATATCTGGATTAGAAGCACGTCTTCTTGCTTGCCTTAAGATTGTTGCTGCAGATCTATTTGTCTTGGCAAGTTTTTCTGCCCAGATAATATCTTCTAGACTTACTTCTTCTTGTCTCACTATCCTATCGCAAATCTCTTCAAGACGCAATCTATAAGCAGTAGAGAGCATATATAATCTCCAGATATAGTGTATTTATTTTATCTTTCAATATAACTCAAAGTATGATCCTTGGCATAAAGTTGTTGAATGATGATATCACAACCGATCTTGGGATTACAATCACCACAGGTATAGACATCTACTGCAGCCTTACCCTCTTCAGGCCAAGTATGAATGCTGATATGACTTTCTGATAGAAGACAAATTACAGTAACACCTTGTGGTTCAAACTTTTTAGAGATGGTTTGAACCACAGTGGCACCACTAGCAACTGCTGCATTCTCCAATAAATCTATAAGGCATTTTTCATCATCAAGAAGGACAAAGGAACATCCATATAAGTTAAGTAAATAGTGCTTTCCCATCATCCCTTCTTTTTAGTTTTTTGAGACCCCCATAGTTTTGGATTTACTGTTCCATCAGTCCATTTAATATCAATAGGGGATCCTTTCCCATAATTATCATAGTAGTGATCGAAGATAGACACTTTAGATGATGCTTTTACGACATCATAAGAAACGTTATCCTCATTCAAATATGTAACAAGATAAGAATCTAGGGGAAGACTCTTATCCTTTGCAGTGACTGGATCACAATTCTTATGAATTATTTTCAATCTTCATCCCCCCAAACAATCTCGGGGAAAGCATCTTGAACTACTGCTTTAGTAATTTTATATCTTTTATGAACTTGCTTATCTTTAGTTAAACAAAGAAGTTCTGCTTCAGAACTATGAAGAGATTCACACAACTGAATAAAAAGAACTTCTCGTTTTGTTTGATTGAGGTTATTAACTCCTTTCACAAAATGATTAAATTTCTGCCATTCATGAATCAATCTAGTGTGTTCTGTTCCAGCAGGAGCATCGTTTGCAGTATATGGAACTTCTCCAGCAGGAATTGCTGATTCAATTCTTGGGTCGAAGTTCCAAATTAAAACTGCCCTCAATGCTGGACTATCATAATGACGAAGAATTTCGATTTTCTCTTCTCTAGTTTTTGCGTTTGATGCTCTTTGAATAACTTCAGACACCAATTGATTTGGTGGTAACTTCATTCTTAAATCTCCATTAATTAATCTTCGTAATCTTCCTCTGGATCGACTTGCTCAAATCTAAAAGCAATGATTTCATCGGGATAAACATTTCCATCTGCATCAAATAATTCTGGATGCAGATTTTCAGGTCTTCTAGACCAAACATACTCTCTAAATACCCATCCACCTATCACTCCAATAGAGAGTGCTAGTATAACAAAAAGAACTGAAAAGACCAAGGTGATTGCTAACATTGTAATTCTCCTATACTACTTTTGCTTCCTTATATCAAAGGAAAAATTAAAGTAGATGGTAACTTCTCTATTAAAGAATGAGACCACCTTCTCAAAACAATATTGAAATGTTTTAGATTTACGGTTTTCTCTCCTTAATATTAATTCAACACCTCGATTGATTTGCGAGGAATCACCTTTATTTATAGAAGTCATCAAAGCATATTATTTTCCTTTAAGTATTTAACAGTATCAGAACAACCTCCAAGATGCTTATCTGCCAAAACTACTTGAGGGAAAGTAGATCCCTCTCCAAACTCTGCATAAAAATCTTCACGACTGAAGTGAGTATTTAAAACATACTCTGTGATCTGATAACCTTTATTTACACTCAAGGTATTGAGAACTTGAAGTACCTTAACACAATAAGGACAACCGTATTTTGAATAAACTGTAAAATTCATAAAATTAAGTATCGAAAAAGAACATTTGCCATAGTCTAGAATTTTCCATTACTGTTCCAAAATATTCAGAAGCAGAATGAATATTGCTTGCATCAAAAATTACTAGACGGTTATAAACATTTCCAAGAACATCCACTGGTTCAAATGAAGTTCCATCTAGATGAGGATCTCCGGGAATGTCTTTCCAGGCAGCATCCCACCCTTCATCATAATAACTTCTTGCTCTAGTTTTCTTATGAGCATATAGTGTAGTTCCACATTGATATGGGGCATCAGGAGTCAAGTATAGCATACCTCCCCACTTTTGACTATCGCAGTGCCAAACTAAAGGTTCTCCTGCATGTGCATTTTGAAACCTTCCATTCATACCGTGACTTTCCCATTCTGTAATTTTCATTCCAATAATTTCCTCAAATTTTTCTTTGAGACCTGGAAATAAAAATTGCTTATCTGTCCTACGTCCGATGAATCCTCTACCGAATCCACCTTCAACATATTCTTGATTCAATGCAAATTCTCTTACTGCATCAGGATTTTCGTAGAAGTTATCTACAGACCAAACAGTGTTTTGAGTTTTTTCACTTATAGAAAAAATTTTTCTATTCGAAGATTCTGTTTGATTTTTAAAATATACTTCATTATATCCCAGATTAATATTTTTAGTATATCCGATAGAATTCATAAATTTTTCATATTCAATATTTTTTTCAAAATTTTCCAAAACTATAACTTTCGGATTATATTTCAAATGATCGAACCCCATCAATACTTCAAGTTCCCATCCCTCAACATCAATAGAAAGAATATCAACTTTTTCTATTGATAATTTTTCAAGAAGAGTATTCAATTTTATTCGTTCGACTTCTATTGTATTTTGAGTATTATGTTCCGGAACTCCATCATATCTAATCTCCAATGCAGAGAAACTGACCCCATCATGAGTTTCTGAGTACCAATGATCATTATTTAAATTTATTGTGAAATTAGATTTCCCCTCGGTGTTTGAACAAGCATATTGATATACTTCACTTCCAAGGTTTTTATGCTGTTCCACAAATTTTGGATTTGGTTCGATGCAAATTGACCTCCAACCATGATCTCTAAAGAATTTAGAGTTACTCAAAAACTCTGGTGGTCCTGCACCAACTTCAACTATAACCCCATTATAAGTTAAGTCTGGGAAAAAGTTTTCAAAAATGTACTTATCAGTTTCAAATTCGGCATAAAATTTCTTATTGAGAAAGTATTTTTCAATTTCCTTTATTTCATCAGAAGTATCTTTCATAATTTGTATTACATTATGATCAACTAAATCAGGATGAACCCACCAATCTTCATAAGAACATACACCGTCAGAAGATATATCAGAAACAACTAAAATGTATCCATTAGACTGTAGATATTCTCTAGACTTTTCTCTACATTTTTTAGTTGCATCCACATAATGATCATGTTCGTATGTAATCACTGCGAATTTATATTCATCAAAAGGAATTTTTAACAGAACTTCATAAGTATTTTTTGCAGGTTCAATATCAAGTTGAAGATAATCAATAGTTTTTGTAGAAAATTTTTCTTTCAAGAGAGATCGATAATCTATCTTAAGAGCATCGGCACAAATAGCAGTTGGCAATCTCTGAGAATTATGAGAATTAACTAGATCTTCTTTAAATTCAATGGACACTCCTGACCATTTAAATTTAGTTTCAAGTAAAGCAGTGTTACTTCCATCAAATGGATGGCAAGATCCAACCTCAAGGTAAGTTCCATTCTTCTTTCCCTTCAACATAGA